CGTAGCGTCAAGCTACAACAAACGGCAAGCTTCTCATATACTAATGTGATAAGCTACCCTGCCGGGTCTGAGACCTGGCGGTGTAATGCCACTTATGAAGGTTTTCGAAGAGACGTTCTGACTCAGTTTCCGAAGCCTCATCTTAGCACTGTGCTAGATGAGATTACGCTAAGGAAAGTGTCATACGTTGCTTCTCTATCTTCACTCTTAACAAACTTTAAACGGAGGCTATAATGCCACAACGTTCATCGATCGTCTTGACTGACGGTACTACACCAGTAACGCTTACGCCTAAGGGTGGTGAGCTCGGCCGCACTAACTATGCAGCAACTTCACTTCCGACAGCGGCAGCGAATCCTAAGCTATCATTTAGCTATAAAGATTCCGCTAATGGCGTAAACCGCCAGCAGCTGTCTTACCGTGAGCCTATCACTGCTGTTGACAATACAACCAGCGAAACTTTGATACGTGGCAACGTTATTGTTGACATTAATATCGCGGTTCCGTCTGTTTGCACTGCGTCACAACGTGTTCAGGCTATTAAACGCGCATTTGACGCGTTAACGGCTCTGGAAGTGGAACTTACTACCGGCGAAGGCCAGTGGTAATGTTGCCACGCTTATCTGTCATTCTACTAGTAATAATAGCTCTTGAGCTATTGGGGTTACCAATTTTGGATGCCCTCCATTACTTAATAAGTATGGCATTGTTTTTCCTTTAGAGAGATTCTATGAAAAAACTAAAGCGTTTAAATGCAAGTGCGAATCTTGCTTCGAGCTTCTACACACGTGTGCAGAAGTACAGTCCTTTTCTTCGACCTGATGCCCTACTTGATAGCATAATGGCCTGTAAACCTGACGGTTGTACAGGAGCGTATGACTTTAAGTGGGAGTATCTACGTGAAGAATTATTGTCTAAGTACTGCGGTCCTTCATCTGAGCCTAGCTCAGTTCGTCGTGACCGCGCTTATACAAAGCTTTTTGCTGCGGATAGTAAATGTGCTGAAACCGGAAGACGCCTGGCAACCGCCAGTCATCCATGGTTTTATGCACGAGCCGCATCAATCGTCGCGTCAATTATTGGCGACCCAACAGACTACCTTAATGATAATGATCTTGTCAACGACAGATCAGTATTCACTTCAGGAGCATCTGTTGGCTACCCACGACGACAGTCTGATGTCTATTATAAATATTCACCAGATAGAAGGCCGACTGTAACACCCAGGGCGTTGCGTTACGGACAATTATTAGTTAATAACACCCCTTTATGGGAGTGCGATCTAACTATAGTGCCTGGAAACTCGCTCTTCACTGTGCCAAAGAAAGCAGATATAGATCGTGCCGCCGCCAAAGAGCCAAGCCTTAACCAGGCTTTGCAGAAAGGCGTCGGTCACTATATCAGACGAAAGCTTAGAGGTATTGGGATAAATCTCAATGACCAAACTATCAATCAACGCCTCGCTAAGCGAGGCAGTATTGACGGTTCTCTAGCTACAGTCGATTTATCGGCTGCATCTGATTCTATATCGCCCCAATTAGTCCTAGACTTAGTGGGTCCACGATGGTATGCCTTACTCGACGATCTTAGATCGCACGAGGGGCGACTGCCAGATAGCAGTTTACATCAATGGAACCTATTCAGTACTATGGGTAATGGGTATACTTTCGAGCTAGAAAGCTTGTTGTTTTACGCTATTGCTAAAGCAGCAAGTGAGGATGCGTTGCGCACCTCAAAACGCTCACCCTTAGTTTCCGTATATGGTGACGATATAATAATTGAGACGGCGGCTTTTGCTGCCACTCGCGATGCTTTAGAGCATTGCGGGTTCACATTAAATCCTGATAAGACCTTCTTCGAAGGCCCTTTTCGGGAGTCGTGTGGAGCTCATTACTATAAAGGTACCAACGTTAAACCGTTTTATATACGCAAACCGATTGATAGCCCACAGAGAGTCATTTGGCTGCTCAACGCTTTAAGGCGCTGGTCAGCTGATGATGACGGTATCTGTGATCCATCAATCTACAACTTATGGCTTGAGATTCGTCGTGGTGCATGCCTTCCTGATGTTTTAGGAGGCAGCGACATCGATTCGATATCCCAAGTCTATAGCCCGTGCGGTACCCGTCATTCTTTTAAACGTCGCATCCTGCCACGTAAGATAGACGGCACTGCCGCTCTCCTCCGGTCCTTTAACTACAACTCTGCTGTACGAACTCTAGATGAGCCCGTATACGCTAATTATGGTTATTTGGCACGGATGGGTTATACTGATACTTATGAGCCGTCCGTAACGGACTGCGCAATGGATCAAATATGTTGTATAGGTGATCGGGAGATTACTGTGATAGTACTCGAACCCGAAGAACTAGAGGAACGGCAATACTACCGTTTCCCTAGCGAACCAGTG